ACGGTTGCACTCGGCACCGATGGCACCGAGTGGGTCTACTGCGTCTCGTCCGGCGCGATCACACAGTACCAGTGTGTCGGCATCAACGAGGATTTCGATGCCTTCGCGATGACCTCCACGCTCGCGGCTCAGTCCGACAAGCTCGGTTTTGCTCAGGTTGCGTTCGCTGCCGGTGAATACGGATGGGTCGCCACGCGCGGAACGAATATCAAGGTCCGCACTAAGGCCTCCGCTGCCGCTGATACTCAGCTGTGGACGACGGCCTCGGCTGGCGTGCTCGACGATGCCACGGCAGCCTCCGCGCTCAAGATCGATGGTATCGTTTTGGTCGCCGCTGCGGGCACTGCCGCCACTGGTGCGGCCGGTATCGAGATCAAGGCTTCCTGGCCGGCGATCCGCGAAAGCTGATAGGGAGCTAGAGCTATGGGCGTTGCCCTGAACAAAGTGGAGTTCGTGCACGGGATCAACGCCGATAGGTCGGTGTTCTGTGAGAACATCAGCGCAAATCTGACAGCGGCAGCCGACTACGGGTTGCCGCTGTTCGCCACGCGTCGCGCGATACTGGTGGCTGGGGGGCCATCAGCCGCCGACCACGTTGGGCATATCAGTGAGTTGGCCGAGTCGTCGGAGGTCTGGTGCGTCAACGGGGCTCACGACTGGCTGCGTTCGCATGGCGTACGGCCGGATGTCTGCGTGATGATGGACGCCAACCCGGTTGCTAATAACTGGATCAAGAAGCCGCTCAACGGCGTGCTGTACATGCTCGCGAGCCAGACCACGCCGGCGCTGGTCAATCGGCTCGTGAGCCAGGGCGCACACGTCCAGATCTGGCACGCGGCTCTCGACAATGACGCGCACGAGCTGATGGGCGAGCACGCGACCATCACGGCACCGGCCAACACGGTCGGGCTGCACGCGCTGCAGCTGATGCTGTTGTCAGGCATCCGTCACGTCACGGTTTATGGGATGGACAGTTCGCACAGGCCCGGCCGCGATCACGCCTACGACAACTCGCACCAGCACGCCGCTAACGAGATCGAGTTCGTGTTCCAGGGCCAAAGCTACATGGCCACCGGCACATGGGCCGCCCAAGCCAAGATGTTCGCCGATCTGTACCCCCGGTTCGTCAAGGCCGGAATGCGGATCGACGTGAAGGGCGATGGCCTGTTGCCCGCAATGGCGCGGCAGGCTCACGCCGACCTGATGGAAGAATTGACCGCAGAGAGGACTGTATGAGCGCCCCATTTCGCATCGTGAAGTTTTGGACGAAGTATGTGCAGCGCAACGGCCAGAACGTGGCCGTCGACATGGTCGAGTATTGCGCCCCCGGCATGGCTCAGCGTGCCTCGACGACGGCGCCCGTGTCGATGCTGGCCAAGGTGCAGCCGAACATCGACGCCGACAACATCGCCGGCCAGATGGCGCACACCCGTTGGAATGTGATCAGGCCGGCCTACGAGGCCTGGAAGCAGGGCCAGGAGCTGCCGCAGAATGGCACGCCGCTCGCGGCATGGCCCGGCATCACGCCGGAGCAGGCCGAGGTGTTCCGGCAGACCGGCATCCGTTCGGTAGAGGAAATCGCGGAGTCGTCGGACAGCCTGTTGCAGCGTGTTCAGCTGCCGGGCACGCGCGACATTCGCGACAACGCCAAGCGATTCCTCGACGCCAAGGATCAAGCCAAGGTCGCCGACGCCATCGCGGCCAAGGATGAGCAGATCAACAGCCTGCAGGATCAGCTCGAGGAGCTGCGGCAGATGATCATTGCCCGCGAGGCCGACCCGAGCGACGGCTTGGAAGCCGACGGCAGCGCCGCGCCCCGACGCCGTGGCCGCCCGCCCAAGGTCGAGGCCGCAGCCTAAAGGATCGCGCCCGTGAGCCTACTGACTATCATTGCGAACGCCACCGACCGCGTCGGATTGGTGCGCCCGACATCAGTCGTGGGCGCGACCGATCCGCAGACGCGCCAGCTGCTCGCGCTCGCAAATCAGGAGGGCGTGGAACTCGCAAGGCGGCATGATTGGCAAGGGCTAACGAAAGAAAAAACTTGGACGGCAGCGGCAACGCAGGCTCAAACCGGCATCCTGCCGTCCGACTTCGACAGGTTCGTTCCCGGCACTTTCTACAACCGCACGCGCTCGCGGATGGTCACGGGGCCGCTGACCCCGCAGGAGTGGCAGGACTACCAGAGCCGCTTGACCAGCATCGTCTATGACGCCTTCCGTGTGCGCGGGGCGACGCTCTATCTGCTGCCGACGCCATCGGGGGCCGATACCTACGCTTTTGAGTACGTGCGCAACGTGTGGTGCGCGTCGACCGGCGACACCGATCCAGATCAGTCGGCGTGGGCGCAGGACACCGACGTAGCGTTCCTGCCGGAGACGCTGATCGAGCTTGGCGTGATCTGGCGATACAAGCATGCGCGCGGGCTCGACTATGCCGAAGACTTCCGCAACTTCGAACTGCAGTTTGCCAGGATCACCGGCCGCGACGGCGGCAAGCGCACGTTGAACATGGGGGCATCGGTCGACAAGCGCATTCCCCGCGCTCCGCAGGCGCCCGATGGGAACTGGTCGCTGTGATCATTGAATCGCTGCGCACCAACCGCAACCGCCAGCGCATCACCAAAACGGTAGCCGTCCCGGCACCCGTGGAAGGCTGGGATGCGTCGAGCGCGCTGGCCTCAATGAAGCCGCTTCGCGCGGTGCAGCTGCTCAACTGGTTTCCGCAGCCCGGATGGTTGGAAGTCCGTAAGGGGTACAAGTATCACGCCTGGGGCATGGGCAGCACGACGCCGGTCGAAAGCCTGATGGTGTGGCAAGGTCCGTCATCTTCCAAGCTGTTCGCGGCGGCCGGTGAGGTCATTTACGACGTAACGAGCAATGCGGCGGCGACATCGTCGCTTACGAGCCTCGGTAACGCCCGCTGGCAGCACACGATGATGCGCACCTCGGCCGGCGCATATCTTTGGATCTGCAACGGCGTGGACGCGGCCCAGCACTACAACGGCTCGACGTGGGCTGCGCCGTCGCTCACCGGCATCACCGCGTCAGACATCGTACACGTCTGCCTTCACAAGAAGCGCATGTGGTTTTTGATCAATGGCAGCACATCGGCCTATTACCTTGCCACGGACGCCATTGCGGGGGCGGCCACGGCATTCCCATTGGGTGCGAATTTTTCGCGCGGCGGTTATCTGCTGGCGATGGCGACTTGGACCCGCGATGGCGGCTCTGGCGCCGATGATTATGCCGTGTTCATCTCGTCCCGTGGTCAAGTCGCGGTGTATCAGGGCACCGATCCGGCCGACGCCACGACGTGGGGGCTGGTCGGTGTATTCGACGTACCGACTCCGATAGGGCGAAGGTGTTTCACCCGGTTCGGGGCCGATCTGCTGCTGATCACGCTGGAGGGCGTGTTTCCGCTGTCGCAGTTGTTGGCGGTCGATCAAAGCCAGGCTGAGCGGGTCGCGATCACGGAGCGGATTTCGGCGTCGTTCAATGAAGCAGCGCGGTCTTACGGATCGCTGTGGGGCTGGGAAGCGTGTGTGTTCGCGGCGGGTACGCGATTGGTGGTCAATATCCCGACCGACGAGAACGGCGACGCCAAGCAATTCGTCATGAACACGCTCAACGGCGCATGGTGCGAGTACGACAACCACGCGGCGAACTGCTGGGCGGTCTACAACGACCAGATTTACTTCGGTGGCGTCGATGGGCGGGTCTACCGCGCCAACACCGGCCGCGCCGATGTTGCAACCGCAATCACCGCTGTGGGGCAGACGGCCTATCAGGCGCACGGCACCGCGAACGTCAAGCGGTTCAGCCTGCTCAAGCCCTTGGTTACGGCCACCGGCATCAACCGCCCGGCGCTGGGCCTGTCGCTTGACTTTAGTGAGACGGACGAGCTGTCGAGCCCGCCGGCCGCACAGTCTGGCATTCAGGCCGTCTGGGATACTGCGGTCTGGGATACGTCCGAATGGTCGGCAACCGTTGGTCAGGTGCAGGACTGGACTAACGTCGTTGGGATCGGTGCATTCGGCTCGATCAAGTTCAGGGCGCAGACTGGCGCGAGCGTCGGCGGCAGCGCGTGGGGCGTGAGTGCCTGGGGATCGAGCGCATGGGGATCTGATGCCAGCGCCGATGAAACCATGCGGATCAACGGGTTTCTGATGACCTACGAGCCCGGCGGGGTGCTCTGATGGATGAGCGGCAAAGGCTGGCGCAGGCTCTGATGACCCCGCAAAGCGGTGGGGGCGTCATGGACAAGCTCGGTCTCGTCCGGGCGCAAGGTCCAGCGCCTGCGCCGCGCTCGCTGTGGGGCACGGTCGCCGACAAGGCTGGCCAAGGTTTGAGCCTGATCGACCATTACGCGATGGGCATCCCGTCGACGATGGCGGGGCTCGTCAATTCCGCCATTCCAGGCCAGCCGCTGGGGGACATGTGGGCGGCGAAGGGCGCGGCCGACGACGCACGCTCGGCGCTGGCGCAGAACCCGCTTGGACGCGATCTTCTGGCTTTGCCGGAGGCGTATGCGGGGATGGTTCCGGGTGGGGTCGGGCACGCAGCGGCAAAGCACGAAATCGGCAAAAAGCCATCGGTGTTTGGCAAAGAAATTCGGGGTAATGACGGACAAAAATTCAGCATTTTACAACAAGATCCGTCGCTTTACGTGGTAAAAGACAGATCTGGCAATTCTATTGGCAGATTCGAGACCAGTTCGAAGGATGATGGCGCCTTATCAGTTGTAAGGTCTCACGTAGAACCAGACTTTCAACGAAACGGCATCGCGTCAGGTTTTTACGACTATCTTGCAGCAGAAACACAACGGGAAGGTGGTCGCCTTGTCCCTAATATGAACAATGGAAAGTATCAGCAAACTCCAGATGGTGCGGCGCTGTGGAAATCACGCGGCTTTAATTTTGACGATGGAACGCAAGGCAGGAGACCTACCACGGGAGGCGACACGCCTAACGCCTCTGTCTACGCCGACCTATTCTCCGCTGCCGCCCGTCAGGCTGGCCGCGCTGCCGAGAGCCTGATTGATCCTGTCTATAACGCGATGCCGTCGAATGCCGCCGGTATCTTCGGCGGTAAGCTCGCCAAGACAGCGGATCAAGCCGCGCTCACCCGTGCCGAGGAGATGACTGCAAGAGGCGTCCCGCGCGAGCAGGTGTGGCAGGACACCGGCTGGTTCCGTGGCGTGGACGGTAAGTGGCGGTTCGAGATCGATGATAGCGGGGCAAATTGGCGGTACGGCGATGATTCGGCGGGGCCATTGTCCAACAAGTTCTCGCATAGGGATCTGATGAAGGCATATCCGGACCTGACCGACGCTCGGCTGTCGCGTGATGGTCGTGGCGGAGACGGTGCGTACATTGCGCCGTTTGCCGGAAAGCCGGAGACATTTGCGGTGGGTGGTGTCGACGACACGCGGCGAACGTTATTGCACGAGATCATGCACGGACTACAGAACAGAGAGGATTTTGCGCCTGGGTCGAGCCCGTTCGCCGAGGTCATGCTCGAACGGACTGGCAAGATTACAGATGGGTCGTATGCCGGTGATCGCTACCAGAGATCAGCTGGCGAGGTCGAGGCCCGCACGGTCCAGAAGCGCATGGACCTGACGGCCGACCAGCGCCGCGCCCGTCCCCCTTGGGAGGACTACGACGTCCCCGAGGACCAGCAGATCGTCAGGTTCGGCGGCTCCGGCCCTCAGATGTCGATGGGTGACGGCTCCGCGCCTCCCCCAGGGATCACGGCCTACCACGGTTCCCCGCACGATTT